TGCAGAAAATACTAGACCAAATCAACAGCCGGTTCGATCACCTGAGCAAGCGAATGGACAAGCTGGAGGCCTCGATCAACTCGAAGCCCTCACAGGTCAAGTCAGTTAAAACAGCAGGTAGCAAATAAGGATATAATTTGGGAAAGGTTCGTTCCGTTTCAGCATCTGTAAATCATAGACCGCCAATAAACTACGCACCTAAAACACAACAACAAGCTGAACTATACCACCAACTGGACAGAAATGACATCTTGGTGGTTCTTGGCCCAGCAGGTACAGGTAAAACGTATACGTGTTGTGTTAAAGCCGCTCAATGGCTAACCCAAGGAAAAATTAAAAAGATTATCCTTGCAAGGGCAAACGTATCTACTGGGAAATCATTAGGTGCTTTGCCGGGAGGATTAGACGAAAAACTAGCTCCGTGGACTATGCCCATGACTGATGTTTTACTTTGGTCTTTAGGACGGGGTTTATATGACTACTGTGTTAATAAAAAACAAATTGAAACCCAAGCACTTGAAACTATCCGTGGACGTTCTTTTGAAAATGCGTTTATTTTAGTTGATGAATGTCAACAGTTAACTATAGATGAACTTAAGGCAATTGTTACCCGAATAGGACAAGGAAGTGTGTTATGTTTAATGGGAGATCCTAAACAAACTGACCTTCAAGGAAAAGTTGGAATAGGTACATTTTTAAACTTGGTTACAATGTATGATCCTAGTGGAGTCCATGTAATTGAGTTTGGTTTAGAAGACATTGTGCGAAGTAGTGCATGTGCTCAAATGGTTAAAATGTTTTATAAAGCAGGTTTGTAAAAAAGAAACTTGACTTTTAGTTACTTCTATGGTATAATAGACTATACTGTCAAAACACCGGAAAGGAGAATGGTTTGACAAGAGAAGAAGAAGATTATTATGATGCATACTTTGAGATGTTTCATACAAATGGTTGGAAACAATTCATTGAAGAAATTAACGACATCATTGATGGTTTTCGTATTGAAGACATCAAAGATGAAAAACATCTAAGCCTTGTACAAGGACAACTTCAGATGTTACAAAGGACGGCTAAGTTTGAAGACGGCCTGAGAAACACTTATGATGATCTTACGGAGGACATTGATGCTTCGTAGATATGATTTTAAGTGTACTGAATGTGAACGTATCGAAGAAAAGTGGGTAGATTCAGAAGACATCTTCTCTACTTGTTTAGATTGCGGTCACACAAGTCAGCGGATAATCTCTAGTGTATCCTCACATTTCAAAGGCAGCGGATGGCCCGATGCTGATGATAAGTGGGCTAAGGATCATGAGAGAGCCGCTGTTAAACATCCATAATGCTATTATAGCACGGAGTAAATGATATGGCAACTTTTATAGACCAGCGTGATGATGAGTTAGAAGGTGAGGAAATTTCTTCCTTAGAATCCTCTAGTGAACCTGAAGTACAGGCAACCACTGAAGAGGAGATTCCTGAGAAGTATCGTGGTAAAAACTTAAAAGACATTGTTCAAATGCACCAAGAGGCTGAAAAGCTTTTAGGTAGACAAAGTCAAGAAGTTGGTGAACTACGACAAACATTTGACCAATACATCAAAACACAACTGGCCCAACAAGACCAAGCCCACACTAGCGCAGCAGAACCAGAAGTGGACTTCTTTGAAGACCCTAAGGCCGCTGTAGAAAACGCAATTGCTAACCATCCTAAGATTAAAGAAGCTGAAACAGCGACTCAACGTCTAAGGATGCAAGAAGCAGTTGCAAGGCTTAAAACAGAACATGCAGACTTTGCCGAAATTCTTAAAGACGAAGAGTTTGGAAAATGGGTAACGAAGTCAAAGTTCCGTGCTGAATTATTACAAAAAGCAGATCGTGAGTATAACTTTGATGCCGCTGATGAACTTCTAACCTCTTGGAAAGAACGACAAACAGTAGTTGAACAGGCTAAACAAAACGAAACAACTTCCGTAAGCAATCAGTAAAGGCCGCATCTACAGGGAACACCAGAGGATCAGGAGAAGCACCTTCTAGGAAGGTTTATCGCCGTGCTGACATCATTAAACTCATGCAAACTGACCCAGATCGGTATATGTCATTAGCGGAAGAAATCCGACATGCGTATGCAGAGGGTCGAGTACGATAGCTTTATAGGAGAATATCATGGCTAAAGTCACATATCCCGGAGGTTCATCCTCCATTGTCAACACAACAGCAGCAGCAACTTTTATTCCAGAGTTGTGGTCTGACGAAATTGTCGCCGCATACAAGCAAAACCTTGTTCTGGCAAACCTTGTTAATAAAATGTCTATGGTAGGTAAAAAAGGAGATACATTACATATCCCTAAGCCTACACGAGGATCAGCCACTGCAAAAGCAGCTAACGTAGCTGTCACCATTCAGGCTGACACAGAAAGTGAAGTACAGGTCGCTATTGACAAGCACTTTGAATACTCACGTATGATTGAAGATATTGTAGGTGTTCAGGCTCTTGACTCAATGCGTAGGTTCTACACTGACGATGCAGGTTATGCGCTTGCAAAGCAGTTGGACACAGACCTGTTTAACCTTGCTACTTTGTTTGGCGATGGTAATGGAGGTACTGTTACAGATCCTGCAGTCTGGGAAAACAGCAACGCTTACTATGTAGATGCCGCTAACGGTATTGTTCTCTACACTGACGATACTATGGAAGATACAGATGTCTTTACAGACCTTGCCTTCCGTGAGTTGATTAAGTTAATGGATGATGCAGACACGCCTATGGACGGACGTTTCTTTGTTATTCCTCCTTCAGCCCGTCAGACAATGCTAGGTATTGATCGTTACGTGTCTTCGGACTTTGTAGCCGAACGTGGTGTTAACAACGGTAAGATCGGTAGCTTGTATGGTGTAGACGTTTACGTTTCTACCAACGTGCCAGTTATTGAGACTGCTGATCAAAACACTGCCACTACCTCTACTGTAGCTACACGCGGTGCTATCTTAGCACACAAGGACACAATGGTACTTGCAGAGCAAGTGGGTGTTCGTTCACAAACGCAGTACAAGCAAGAATACCTTGCTGACCTCTTGACCTCTGATACTCTGTACGGTGTACAAGTACTACGTCCTGAAACTGGATTCTTGTTGGCATTGCCTTCATAATCTAAGTTCTCTCAAGTCCCCTCTTCGGAGGGGCATCCAAATTCTTTAAGAGGTTGATGAATGGCTTTATTTCGAGGTACAGGTGGAGCAGGTAGTACAACTGACAATGCAACTGTTAGTGCTGTAACTACGCAAGCTCAACTAGCAACTACCAAAGCAAATGAAGCATTAGCATCAGCCTCTAGTGCTAGCTCTAGCGCAAGCAGTGCAACTAACAGTGCTAACACAGCATCTACTCAGGCTTCTAATGCTTCTACATCAGCATCTAATGCAGCTTCTTCTGAATCAGCGGCACTTACATCTAAGAACGCTGCAGTAGCTGCTCAGGCCGCTGCAGAGACTGCTGAGACCAACGCAGAAACAGCAGAGACTAATGCAGAGACTGCTGAGACTAATGCAGAGACAGCGCAAGCAGCGGCAGAGACTGCAGAGACAAATGCCGAAACTGCACAGGCTGCTTCGGAAGCCGCTAGGGACTTAGCTCTCAGTTACAGAAATACGACACTTACTTATAAGAACGATGCTGAAACAGCAAAGACTGCTGCAGAGACTGCAGAAACCAATGCAGAGACTGCTGAGACTAACGCTGAGACTGCACAGGCGGCTGCTGAGGCGGCTTTAGACGCTATTGAGGGCTTCTTCCTTGGGACAGCCTCTAGCAACCCTACAGTGGACTTAAATGGCAACGCAATTACAGCAGGTGATTGGTATTTCAATACATCAGATAATACTACACGCATTTACGATGGTAGTAGTTGGAACACCATTAATCCTGATCTGGTTGGCGATAGTAGCCCCCAGTTAGGTGGTAATTTAGACCTTAACAGTAACAACATTACTGGTACAGGTGACTTAAACTTTACAGGTANTATTACTCTTTCAGGTACGGTGGACGGTAGAGATGTTAGTGCTGATGGAATTAAGCTTGATGGAATTGAGTCGAACGCTACCGCAGATCAAACAGCCGCAGAAATTCTCACTGCCCTCCTTACCGTTGA